ACTGCTCGTCGCATTTATATTATACATATATAATAAATGAACTTCTCTCAAGAGAAAGCTTGTATAAGTTCATGTAAAATTATATGTTTTACTACTATCGTATTGATAAGTCTCCCACTTAAATACACGTAAAATTATCATCGTATGGCATAAAAAGTATTCCATGTCTCATAGCCAACCAAAGTTTGGAATGTTCTACATTTGTGTAAGACCATAGCAACCATCTATCCCAAAAGAGTTTATTATGAGGGTCATCCCAATCTTCATTATAACTTTCATTGACATGAAGCATTCCCCTGTGTATTTCATTTTCATCCGTTTCAATACGAACTTCTCTAGGAATTTTTGCACCTCTTCGAATTAAATGAGCTCTCATAAGTCTTGTATTTTTATGATCTGTATAATCTTCTGTATGGATACTACCAATGTCAAATGCAACTTTTGATGGTAACACAACTCTGTATTTGTGTGATACAGAAGGACTTGGTTTGAATACGACACGCATTTATTTATTATAATTTAATTAAATTATTGATCTAATCGCATGATGTATGATAATGCGTAATAAGGGGGTCTATTTTCGTGTGCGGCTCCCGAACCTGTGTTGTTTATTGTACCACTAAGAGTAATAGTGTGTGAGTGACCACCCGCCTCCGTCGTCGTTGAAGTATTATTGTTATCTTCAGACCACATTCTCGCGCCACTTGTCCCAGGTTTGCCTCTATCTAATGCTCTACTGTTGTAATTATGTGTATGAGCACCTGCCGTCGCGGCGGTGCCAGTAAAATTATGACCGTGTGTATGTGATGGCATTTCTGTGGTTGTTAATGTTACACTAGCCGCACCACCAGTGGCACCCACTGTATATGAACTTCCAGAACCAACTATGAACCTATCTCTGAGATCTGGTGTTCCATTTGAACCATCACAGAGAGACCAACCGCTAGGTATTGTCGCACTGTTCCACATTATAATGGCACCTAGTGGTACTAAATACCCCTTGACACCACCATCATAATATGACCCTGAAACATTCACATCCCCCTCAACATGTAGTTTATAAGCTTGTGCTGTTGTTGTTCCTAAAGTCACGTTTCCAGTAGGTTGCATCCTCATTTTAGAATCGTTATTTAGTCTAAAATCTATATATTGCCCGGATGCCGCATTCATTATAGTTCTACCATCCGTATATTGTAATAATGCATAATCAGTCGTCGTATTTCTGTCTATGTGTGCGAATGAAGCCCAATCACTGTGTCCGCAATAACCCACCGCGGCTCTTCCAAAAAAAGATGCGTTATCTGTATCGTTTCCTACAAAAACTTGGTTATTCACTGTGACGTCTCCATTGAAAGTTGAAGTTCCATTGACGTATGCATTTCCATTGAAATACGGATTACCATTTAAATACGTTCTACCATTGACATATAATTTATAGTTTTGTGCTGTTGTTGAACCTATGGTCACATTTCCCGAGGGGTGCACTACGAGTTGTTCCGAGTTATTTATGTCTAAACCAATACGTTGTCCCGTTGCTGCGTTGAGGATTGTGGTTCCCGTGCTTGATTGTTTGAGAGCATAATTTGTTGAACTATTCATATCAACATGAGAAAATGAGGCCGTATCTGCGACACCTGGTATATATCCAACGGATGCATATGAAAACACGGATGTTTGATTTTTATTTTTCGCAACTTCTATTAAATCAGAGAATGTTGCCGAACCGTATACATTCATTGTAAAATTATTGTTTGTATCTGGGTTCAAATCACTATCCACTGGGCTAGATTGGGAATAACCAATTATGAATGTTTTTTCATCCTCTCTATATCCGAATGCCACATTTGATTTACTTGGACCACCTCTGTATAATAAAAGACCCATATCGAGACTACCAAATCTATTGTTATTACCATAAAGAACAATAGCATCATCAACGACTACATTATTGGCCGTTAGTGTTGTGAAATCACCAATAACATTCAAGTTGCCGTATATTTCTACATTACCCGTAGATGTCAGTTGTAATGCGTTATTTGTAATGACTTCATTATTTGGTGTTAATGTCAAGATTGTTGAAAATTCATTTTGTGTCGCTAATTGTCGGATTGGTTTTACAAAGAACCCATTATCTCTATTTGTTGAGAAATATGTTCCAGTTGCGTTTATTACTATTGAGTTATTTCCAGAAACATTCGCATCTTTACCTATGGCAACAGAATTTGTTCCACGAGCGATAGTTCTACTTCCCACCGCGATGGAGTAACTTGCTTGTGAGGTCGAACCCGCTGTATAACCTATGGCAATCGCATTAGCCCCTTGATTTTGTGTGGCCGTTTGATAACCAATTGCTATTGCCCCCTGTCCTTGATTACAAAGGCCTGCTTGGTGTCCTATCGCAAATGCTAAATCATTTTGAGAACTCATGCCTGTTTGAAATCCCAACGCGAAAGCGTTATCTCCTTGTGAAGTCATACCTGCTTGGTAGCCAATCGCAAGGGCATCATTCCCCTGTCTTGTTAAGCCCGCTTGGTATCCCATTGCAAATGCGTTATTTCCTTGTGAAGTCATAGCGGTTTGGAAACCAATGGCTGTGGCACGAATTCCTTGTCGTGTCAAGGCGGCTTGGTATCCTAATGCGTATGCATTATTTCCTTGTGAAGTCATACCCGCTTGGAAACCAATGGCTATGCCGTGATTTCCTTGTCCTGACAAGGCGGCTTGGTATCCTAATGCGTATGCATTATTTCCTTGTGAAGTCATACCCGCTTGGAAACCAATGGCTATGCCGTGATTTCCTTGTCGTGACAAGGCGGCTTGATGTCCTAATGCGTATGCGTAACTTCCTTGGGAAGTCATACCCGCTTGGAAACCAATGGCTATGCCACGGTTTCCTTGGGAAGTCATACCAGATTCATAACCTATAGTTATGGAATTAGAACCTTGGTCTTGATACCCAGCGCGATAACCAACGGCTATAGAAGAGTCTCCTTGATTTACATTTCCAGAATAATGTCCTATGGAGACAGAACGGTCTCCTTGATTGCTAAATCCAGCATTGAAACCCACTGCGATTGCACTCGAACCTTGAATGGAATGCCCTGCTTTGAAACCTATAGCGACAGATTGATTATTTTGACCCATAAATCCACTTTCAAAACCAATGGCGATGGCATTTGCCCCTTGACTAGAAGCACCCGATAAAGTTCCTAAAGCAACCGAATCTGTTCCTTGTAGTGTCATACCGCTTTTAAAACCAATGGCGATAGAACGTCTCCCTTGGCCGGAATATCCAGCAGTATCACCCATAGCGACTGCGTTTGAACCCTGATCTAATGAAGCGGCATTTGACCCTAAGCAAACAGAATACCCACCTTGGTTACACAGACCACAACGGAAACCGAGAGCCACGGAGTGCATGCCCTGATTTTCATTACCAGCACCATCACCTATAGCAACGCTTCGAGAACCTTGGGAAATCTCACCACTTTCAGAACCTATGGCGACAGATTTACGTCCTTGGTTTGAATTACCAGCACGAAGACCGAGTGCCACTGCATCACTCCCTTGATTAAGTTGTCCCGCTTGGTTTCCTATGGATACACGATTAGGGTTAGAAGAACCAATAGCGTGTAAAGGACCACTTGGAGAAATTGAACCAATAAATATAGATGATCCAGGATTAGCATCGATTATCAAATCACCCTCCATTTTTATATTTGAATTTACACTCAAACCCAAAGATGGATGATTAAATGTCGCAACATTTGTAGTCACATTTCCGTTATTGACAATATTTTCAAGGTTTGAAGGTAAATTATATAATTGACTTCCATCAGCAATAATGTAATAACATTCAATATTACCACTTGTTTTTATAGTAGTTTCTTCAATATCTGTGAAATAAATGTTAGAACCAATATCTAAAGTGTGGACAGGATATTCGTTTGCTATACCAACATTTGATTCTGTTATGAGAGATACTGTATTATTCACAAAACGAATTGTATTTGATGTTGTATTACCTATATTTGTAATGTAATTAAGTGTGGAACAAACAGTACAGGTTGGTACATTACTCAAATAACGACCATCACCTTTGAAGAAATACGCTTGAACATTTCCTGTGACAGTCAATATACTATCAAAACCCGCATCATCCTGAATGGATACGTTTGCACCTATATCTAAGTTATGTCTAGGATCTGAATTTGCTATGCCTACATTTGAAAATGTTACAAAAGATGTTTGTGGATTATTGAATTGCACTGTATTTGACGTGACATTACCAAAATTGACAGCGACTTCTAAATCTGTATAACTCACGGTGTTTTGAACTCCATTACCGTCACCAATAAAACCTCGGGCTACGATAATCCCGTCCACGACTAAAACATTTGGGGAATGTTCATCCACATAAAATTTAGAACCAACGTCTAATGTATGCACTGGGTCAGTATTAGAAATACCAACATTACCAGCGCAAACAAATGACCGTGTCGTATTCAAAAATTGAATTGTATTGGATGTAATGTTAGAACGTGCCGTGGCTTCAGCAAATGTTGTGGTACTGGTAATATTTTGAACCAAAGTACCATCACCTTTGAAATACACAGCCGTCACATTTCCACCAACCATCAAATTACCAGTAGAAGTAATGTTACCATTCACAAATAAAACATCTTCTGCTGTATCATCTATATACACATTTGAACCAATATCCAATGTGTGAATTGGATTCAAATTGGAAATACCCGCCTTTGCGCCTTGAATTGTTGTAAAAGAATATGCTGTGTTTAAAAATTGTAATGAAATATTAGTGGATGATCCTAAATTAGAAACTTCTTGTAAGTTGGCTGTCATGACAACATTCGTCATATAACGACCATCACCGTAATAGTAATCTGCGACAACATTACCCAAAACAGTCATCACATTTGTTCCCAAATCCTGCACTGAAAGGTTGGAACCCACATCCAATGTATTTTCGGGACTCACATTAGCAATACCAACTTTATCTGTAGTCACAAAACCAACACTCGAATTACGAAATTCTATAGTACTTGATGTTACATTACCAACAAAAACAGACATCGCTATCGCTACTATTATCTTATATATATTTTTTATAAAAAAATCACATTCACTTTTTACATATGGGTCTCATATCTAAAAAGTGAGTATTCCTGCCGGGTGTCGATCCCGGGTTTGCGCGTTTTGCTCTTGTAGTTTTGACACTACTCAAATATCATTGATTGGATTGGTGATAAGCACGCCACACTGACCGTTGTGTTACAGGAACTTTTGCGACACATATATTATTATATATTATTCTTTAAGTATTATAATTGGTCTTCTATATCTTGGAGATTTCTGTGTGTCAAACTTCTCTTTTCATCTATCTTTTTTAAAACCCTTGGTTCTTGTGTATCCATTATGCTTAGACCATTACATACATCTGGTTTATTTACTCTATCTGGAAATATAATATTGAATTCTTTAATGCTTTCTTCTGGAATATCGGGTGCCTCAGATAAAAGACGATCATACTCTTCTCTACACTTATTTACAAATTCTAAAACAGGAACCCTATCTTTTCTTTGTAATGATAATTCCATATCTATTCCTCTATAATACTTTGCATATTGTATAGACATTAATGAGTGTGCTTCGGAAAGTGATTGACTTTGACTAAATTTTGCTATAGAAGTTAAAATTCCACTTATTATATTTAATGTCGCAAAGAAGTATTGTATGACTAAAATAAACATCTTTTGTTTATCAGACGTATTATCCGGACTTAATACAGCAAATCCACCAACACCCGTTATACTTGACATTATTATGGTGGGATACGTAAGCCTATCTGCATTTTTTTTGAGTTTCATACGTGCGTGGTTGTGGAGCCATCTATAACCAGCAGCACGTTCTGCCCATTTATACACAAGTGCTTCTTGTTGAGGACACCATTCCGGTGTGTCGCTCATTATCTTGCTGTAATTTACAGAGAATAAAAATAACCACTTGATATAAGAGTATGTGCGACGTTTCAGGACCAAGCACTGCCGCTGTCATCGCATTGAATGCCATAGGAGCACAAGATGTTCACTTACTCGAGGAAGACGACATTGAAAAATCATTTTTTCATTATAAGACAGAACAACATACAGATTTTTCCACATTTCGAAGAGTCACACAAATAGATAATAAAACAAAACAAAAATACTGGCCATTTGGTCTACAAGGAAATGAAGTCAAAATTACACTAAATCCACAAAATATGGGCGACTTATTAGCAAATATGTATCTCGTCATGGAACTCCCCCCATGCATGTATGCCAGATATGTAGGAAGAAGTTTATTCAAATCAATTGCATTTAAAGTAGATGGTATAGAAATTGAAAAAATATATGATGATTGGCAAGTCATATATGATGAACTTTATCTCGAACAATCAGAAAAAGACGCAAATGATTATCTCATCAACAGAATGATGTATCCTGTCAATACACAAAGATTAGAAAAAAAAGAAATACTCAATGGATTAGGGGCACTCTCAACCATAGAAACAATCGTTCCTTTACGATTTTTCTTCTCTAGAAAATATTCGAAATCATCATACGAATCAAATAAACAAAATAAACCATTCTTCCCACTTTGTGCTATATATAATCAAAAAATAATTTTAGAAATTGAATTTAACAGCGTTTACTATTTTAGCAAACCTGTGACTACAGAAGCCTTAGCCGAACCTAAATTTACACAAAGTACGTCATTTGATTTCCCAACACTCCCGAATTTCAAAATCATCACGGAAGAAATAACACTCACGCAAGAAGAAAGAATGTTCTATATTAAACAAAAATATGATACACTTGTAAATCTTGTATTTAAAAATCCAACAGCAGATAGCCAACTTCAAAGTGATATTATAAAAAATAATTTAGTTCCGAATTTGGCGGTGAAATGTATTCATTGGTTTGTTCGTAAAAAAGCATACGAATACAAAGATAAAGTTGATTTTGAAGTAGGAACCAAAGAATTTACGGAGGCATACAGAAGTCGTTACATTAAAGATAGAGTGAATTTGATAGATAGCCGATACAGATTTGAAAAAATAAAAAACGCAAAATTGTTTTTGAATTCTTTGGATTTACCAAATGTTTCCATCGCGGATCATAATTATTTCAAATATTACACAACATATCAGGCGAGGTTGAGTTGTCCCGACAAAAACATATATACATATTCGTTTTCTATGAACCCATTTAATGCACAATCAACGGGGTCTCTCGATTTTTCAAACTTTAATTCTGATAAAACATTTTTAGAAGTTAAATTACAATCTGGTGTATATACCGTTGATCCTTTCCGAATACCAGGGGTAGATCGTTTATCAGAAGAATATTCACTTTATATATTCTACACTGGATATAAGTTAATGTCTTTTGAAAACGGGTTTATGAGTTTAAACGAATAAGTCAATAATACAATAAAAAAAATGAGAACTGGTTTTGATTTGACGGGTTCTAATGCTAATGAAGGTATGGAACAACAATACCTTCAAAGCATGGTAAATATTATTCAACCAGTCATGGAAGAAGCCATTGTTCTCGCGTCAAAATATTGTAAAGCGTGTAAAAGAGACGTGCTTCTCGATCAAGATATTGAATACGCATTAAAATATTGTGTTATGCATCGTGTTGGTGTAAATTCTGGGTCAATTTTACCAGAAATCCAGGAAGATGAAGATGAAGAGGAAGAGGAAGAGGAGTTGGTGGATGAAGAGGATTGCCCCCCTTTTATGAGGTATTCAGGAAATGAAGATTTATTTTTGAGAATAAATAAAAGTCATGACGATTGGAAAGATTGGAATCCTGATGTGCCCATCCAACAATTTTTAAAAAAGTGTATTGATAATAATGAACTTGCATTCACAAATTCTGACTTCGACAGTGACTCCGACGGGGTGGAATGTGAATGATAATAAAGAATTTAAATACATAGATGAAGACACAGAGAGTGAATGTTCTAACTTTGATGATTATGTTCCAGAAGAACCTAAAAAAATCAAAAAAAAATTTAAAACTATGATGTCAAAGGAGGAATTTATCCCAGAATAATTTTCTATTTTTAATATATACTATACATAATGAGTGAAAACGTAGTGCGAACCGTCGCAAGTGAACTTGAAACACAGTCTCTCTCAGCCATCGTCGGTGGTTTTACATTTGCTGCGGCTCTTTCTTGGATGGATCTCGTTCGTTTCCTTGTCGCCTCAGTGATTAAAGTGAACAAGAATGGTGGTTCTCACTATGCTTTGACTGCCATCTTGACAACTCTTCTTTCCATCTTGGTCTACATGATCATCCGAAACATCAACAAGGGTGTCAAACGTCCAGAACAACCAATCTACGCAGTTACTCGCTAACGCCCTCCTGGTTTAACAATAAACAATATAATAGTCCCCGTGAGTATAATAACACTCATGGCTATATAAATCTTATATTTTTCCCATCTATCAACATCTTCAAATTCAGGGATGTTTATTGGTGGAGGTAAAGAAATATCTCTTTTCACTTTTGGTTTATTTTTTAATTTGTCTTTAGAACACGTCAAAGAGATTTTTAATGAATAATTCATATTTCTAAAATCATAAGGAATAAGTTTTTCTCCATGCAAATAAAACATTTCAAAACGAAACTTTTTAATATTTTTAATAGAACCACTCGAAAATAAATGCTCTATTGGATCATCCCTCCCTATATAATGTGTTTTATACCTATCTTTTAATTGTATTCTTCCTGTAAAAAATGGATCGGCACAGAATACATCTTTTGAGAGAATTTCTGAACCCGATGAAATTTTTAAAACGAGTGTATTTGGTCCATTCAAATTAATAGCATCTGACACTATTTTATTACCTGAGGAAGAAACATATTCTTTTGAAAAACCTAAAACGTTGTATGGTGAATTATCATTATTCATATAAAGTGCGAATTCGTGCGTTCCTGTAAATGTGAGACGAGATGTTTCACTTGAATATGAAACTGATGTAATGTTTGAATTGGCATTTGATAATTGAGATTGTAAATCACTCGCTAAAACATTTCCATCTGTGTAATTTTTTGTATCGAGTTGAATGGTTACATTTTTGGATATTGGTATATCCCTGACAATTAATGTATTATTTGTATTACACAACGTTAATTGAGGTGTGTGAAAATTACCCGAGACAATGGTCAATTTTGAAACATCATATATTTCATTTTTTAATTCTACTTCAAAATTATTTATATTTGTAAAAGTATTGATGTCTCTCTCTGAACTATCTACGTCGAGTATCACTACTTCACTCATTAAAATGTATGTATAAAATTTTAATGAGTGATTATCACTGTTGAAAAGTAAAATAAATTTATCCTGAAAGGGAATTCGCCAATGGATTGTTTGCGAGTTGTCTTTTGGCGATGTCGAGATCGAGACGAGTATTCGCTTGTCCTTTGTATGGATTGAGTTGTTGATATTCTGTTTGGACATATTGTTGTGTCCATCCACCACTTACTGGATTGAGACGGCCATCAACACGGCTATTGTCTGAACGTACCGATGTGATAATACCTCCTTGGTTAAGTGGCCCCGCTCTCACATTCATGCGGCCAGCATTTCCTGGTCTATCGGCTTGAGAACGTCGTTCACTATATCTCAAACCATATTTAGCAAGTTCTTGAGCGGTCATGACACGTTGTCCTTGATTTGTGGCTTGGATCAAAGATGAATTAGAGTATCCACCATAAAAGGAAGAAACCCCGGGTGTGACACGATCTTGGTATTTGTATTCAGCCCCTGTAATATCTGATTTATTTCTAGTTGGATCTTGTGACAAAGTTTCACTTCCAACAAAGTGTTTTGCTGGAGCAAAGTTAAGTCCATCTGAACGATAAGATGTTTGGGCACGATGTGTGCTTCTCTTGGAACGTTCGTAATGTTGTCTCCCGGTGTCGCCTGTTATAGCCCCCCCTTGGCCTTGGGCTCTGCCTTGGGTTGGTGGTAAACGAGATGGAAGGTGCGCCGTCTTCTCTGGACGATTGTGTCCGATTTGTTGTGGTAAAGTACCCCGACCACCAGAAATATCACCGGCTGGACCAGGTCGACCTGGGAGAGTTGTCATACGATACGCACCAACATTTTCAGGCATGGCCCGGAACATTTGTTGGAAACCACCAACGGCTGGAACATCCGCGGCGACACCTAAACCTGGACCGACCTGTTGTTTTTCAATGGGTGAAAGATTGTTCATAACACCCAAATCCGTAACGAAACGGTCTTTCATATCTAAAACTTCCTGTCCGCTGCTTCTAGATTGTTTTACTAAATCAGTAAATGGAGTTTGAACTTCATTACTTACTAAGGCTCTTTCTTCGCCATTCACTTTGAAATCAGTATTAAAATTTGTCGCTGCCATAATAGCACCCGCATTTGGTGGAATGAATGGATCACTATTTTCTGGTTCTGGGTTATTTTTACGAACAGGAACTTCTCTTTCACTCAAAGTTTTTCCGGCATAAATTAAACCCATCAAAGCCATAACAGATAGGGGATCTGCCATTTATTAATTGTTGATATTTTTATTATATCGCAAATCAAACAAATTATTCTGAAGGTCAGCACGAGAACTGACTGGATCATATGAACGGGGGAGAGGAGGGGGTGGCATGGTCTTATGAACTGGGAACAAGTTCTTTTCATACCGATCTACTGTAATCTTACCAAACTGTGTCGTTGTCTGTGGTCTAAGTTCATCGCTTGTTTCAATGTATTCCGCAGGAGAACCTTTACCAGCCATATAAGGAGAAGTTCCGTAAAGGACGGTGTTTGGACGAGAACTCACGTAATTCAAACTTGACGCTTGGGGATATGTAAATACATAGTCCAAGGCACTGTGTTCGGGAACCGCTGGATTTTTAAGACGAACTAAATCTGGCTGTAGTTGATACGCCATTTTATTATTTACTAAGAATATTTATCCTCGTTTATTGCTTCCGTAATCCAATCCTCTGAATTGTTCTAACTGAACACCTCGGGCATCTGGACTACATACACCAGTATCGCTACGGCAAATTGGAGCAAATTTTTCGCCATATAACCATTCAGCAAAACCAGTTTGGTCGCCTGGAATAGTTGTGACGGGGCTCGATACAAATTGTCTAGCCGCTGAATACCGTTGCTGGTCTGGTAAAGGAGAACGAGAACGACCAGCATCATAGGGTAATGTGTCATCCAAATTCTTTTTAATTAGGGGAGCAACGGAAGCACTGTAACAAGCGGGAGGGCGATTGGGACGGTCAGTATAATCTGTCATTAAAACATTACCCATGGGGTTTTCTATAGTTGGTATTTGACAATTTCCATAGGCTTGATCACCCGAACCTTCTGGACGATATAGGTTTTCTTTAATCATATTTGAACGATACATAAGGTATAAAACAGCAAGAACCATTATACCCAATACAAATATACGAACATCACGACGTAAAAGATAAATCAAACACGTCGCATAAATAATAAAACGAGATGTAGCATTCACTCGCTCTTCTGAAGTTTGACGAGCATTTGGCCAAAATTCAAGAACCTTATTTACATCAAAAAGAATTCTTGGATCTTCAAACCAAGTTTCCATTTATATAATATGGGTATTTATTTTTTCATCATACCACCAAGGAAACCACTCATCATTTTTTGGAGAGAGGCCTCATCTAAACCACCTGAACCACCACCCTGGATAGTCTTCGCAGCCTCCTGCGCGAGTTTCTCAATAGCAAATAATGTCTCGTCGGGAACAGCAGAAATAGCCGTACCAAGCATGTAAAGCGTTTGAAGATATTGCCAAATTGCGTCGCGTGTCTTGGGAGAACACTTAGACCATTTGTCTTTCATATTCAAATCCTTGATAAAATCAATATTCAAAATATCTTCTGTAATAAACGTATCATCCTTATTTGAAATCTTTTCAGAATATGGACCAACACCTTTCATGTAGGCTTCTACACATTTTCGTGGATTTGTATCACGAAGTAGTTCAAACGATGTCATGAACTTTTTTATGCCACCCTCCTTGGGGAAGGTTTTGTGAAGTTCTGCAATAAATTGTCCCATCATATCGTTGAATGCAGAGACTGATGCCATTCTTATAATATAATATTATACAAAATCTTTAAGTTTAGAATGGCTCAGAAGATAATACTTCCTTCTGGGAAATACCGTTGTCTACAATGAAATAGACCATAATAGCATTTAAAACGGCTGGTTTTAAATAAGCGTTTAATTCTTTCTTGGGTTCATTATTCATTTGACCCTTGATGTAAATATAAGACATTGTTATCAGAGCGGCAACAAAAGCGGCACCGGCTGGATCCCGGAGTGTCTCTGTGAGTTCCATTTACATATAACGGAGTTTTTTTGTTCGCTGTTCTGGGGCATCGTCAAACAAACTTTCTTCTTCACCTTGGGTTTGGGTGGAAATGGTTTTTATGTCTTCACCACCAACCTCATGTTCAAAGGGCACAGAACTTTCACCTTCTGATGCTGGTGGTTTAATCTCTGAATCCATCTCGGTGGTAGTGGTAGGGGCAGGTGGTGGATCGATACTTTGTTCTGGAGGTTTGTATCCATCATCTAAAGCATCTTCTCCTTGTTCCTCCTCCTCCTCCTCCCCCATTTCCTGTTCGTGGTCGACATCGTCATCATCTACGGGATCACTATCTTCAACATCAATATTTTCATCTGTTTGACCCATGTATGTTTGAAGAATATGTTGAACTGGAAGCAATTCTTTTATAGTTGTTTCGATAACATCACCAAAACGCTTAAAAAGTTCCTTATCACGTGCGTATTCAGATTGAACCTCATTAAATATGTATGGATCATTGTAAAGTTCGCGGGCAGCATTGTTATATACCGTCTGAACAAAAACTTCGTTCGTAGGGAGTTTGAGGGAGAGTTTACGGTTTTCAGTCTTGAGACGAACAGCAGACAATATCTTCACATGACTCACAAAAACAGCAGCCAATAAATCATTAAACCAAGAACATTTATTCACGAGGTTGTCTGTATGTTGTTTAGACATCGCATTAGACCAGTTAGGAACTTCTTTCAATAATTTTTGAAACATTTGCAGAACTTTTCTATTGTTAGATAATTTGGATGCTTCCTGGAACATTTCATGAAAAACATCTATCATAACTGGGGCCATCAAAGAAATCAACTTATCGGTGTATTCTCTTTTAGCATCGACAAGAATACTCAGTGTGCTTTCCATTTTATGATAGATGGTTGTTTTTTTTACAGAATTCATTACGCACCTCCTTTCCTATATCTATTTGCCGCCTTTTTCAAGTTTATCAAGGTAGGCAATTCAATATCTTCTTCCTGCTTTATAGGTTCTGTATCTGTGGCTGTGGAGGGCTTTTGTTTTTTATTGTTAATAACCCAAGATATATACAGAGAATAAGGCTCAACTCGATACACTTCAAAACCACCATTTCTAAATTGTCGTTCCAAGTATATCAAAGCCATACCTCTGTCAAAAGAAGGAAAACCAAATAAAAATGAAGGAATTGTTAAGAGAACGTATTTGTATCCCATCTCCGTAGATTGTTTAATTTTTCTACAAAATTGTTCATATATTCGTTTATATGTCTCCTTGCGAATACGCTTTCTTTCATAATCGACTGTAGCGACATCATTAATTCTCAACATTTCATCATTAACGTTAATATTAGTTAAACTTATTTTTTACAGAATCAAACTCACCTTTGGAAATTTGACCCTTTTCTTTTATTAATTCATATTTTGTAAAATTTTCAGCCTTGCCATCTGAAACATAAGCACTGATATTACTTGGAGAATCTATACTGAGGGGTTGTGTTCGAACCGCACGGACTTTAGCATTCTCTAATTCAACTTCAGCCGTCACAGCAAAACCATAGGCATACCCATGATTACGAACAACCATGAACATTGCTTTTACGATCTGATCTCGACCTGTGTAATGTTTGTATTGTTTTATATCAGATGTTTCTATGATGTAAGTACAGTCATCTATTTTTTTAGAAATGTAGGCATTTGTATTACGAATAATTTCCTGAAGGTGGAACATATCTATATTCAGAGGAACTTCCTCATATTCCTTGGGGTTGGAGAATTCATCATCGATGAGCACATAATCAGAAGATTTTTTATGACCCACAAAGCCAAACATTTCCCTGTAATTTTCACGGCGTATATTCAGTAATAAAATAACCACCAGGAGAAGCAAAAATAATTGGGTCAGACGCATCTTATACTATCTTGCGTTATTTTTTTTTACAAATAAAAAATCAACTATTATAAGATGTCGCTACTGATTTTCAGTCCAAAGTGTTCTCATAGCAATGATTTGATAGATTATCTTAACAGACACCCACAATTTAAGAGTGTTGTGAAGTTTCATAACATTAATGTTCACGGGATACCACCACAGTTTAAATCAAAAATAAAAAATGTACCCACTCTCATAACGACGAATGGAAAGTTTTTGGTGGGAAAAGAAATAAAAAATTGGTTCGATTCACTTCTCCCAAATAAAGAAATTACAAACATTCAGTTGGGAGGTGGGGGTTTCGGTCTCTCTTCACTCGATAATGATACGGGGGACGACGACTTCTCTGGTGGGTTCGCAATTGATAATTACGGACAATCACTACAACCCGTCATGACACCTGAATTAGAGGCAAGAATAACGAGAGATGTTAAAGACGCATTCACGAGTGTAAATGAATCAAAAAAATAATTAAAGATTTAACTACCATTTTTATACATACATGAAACTCACGACAATACAAGCATCTGCTTTGAAATCATGTTTTGAGGTGTTGAAAGACATTCTAAACGATGTGAATATATACTTTAAACCCACTGGTGTATATATAACAACTTTAGATACAGCGAGAACATCTCTCATTGATCTCTTTCTCGCCGCTGAAAATTTTGAAGAATATGAATGCCCTGAACCCATTGTTGCGGGGGTTAATATTTCAAATACTTTCAAACTTTTGAAATCTATTACAAACAATGATATTCTAAAACTTTCTATAACATCAAAAGAATTTATGAATTTTGAAATAGAAAGTGATCTTAAAAAAACAACAACGAAATTTGAACTCAAACTTCTCGACATTAATGAAAATATATATGAAGTTCCAGAAATACCAATGAATGTTACGACATCTATACCTGCCATTGATTTTCAAAGAATTTGTAGAGATATGAGCAATATTGGTTCTGAAATAAAAATTATAAGAAAAGATAATATATTTTCACTCAGTTGTATGGGGGACTTCGCAAATCAAGAAACATCAATTGAATGTGTAGAAAATATAGATTCGGACATTTGTGGTATATATTCACTCCGATATCTCAATATATTCACAAAAGCGACAAGTATTTGTTCCATGGTACAAGTTTTACAAGAAAGGGCAAATAGGTTTTTGGTACTTAAATATAGTATTGCAAATCTAGGAGAACTAAAATTCTACTTGGCGACTAAGGTAGAAGATGTTTAACATTCGTACTTGTTGAAACAACTTTAATCTTATTTAGGGCATTAGATACGACCATACAAGGGTATTCCTTTTGTAATGTATCATCATCGTAAAAAAATAGATCCCGTATAAGAATATCTTCATATCCATAAAAGTTATTCTTATAGCCGGAATAACGACGTATTTTTTCCGTCACATCCCTCATAACCTGACCCTCGCCATTCATTAAAACTGCCTTTGTTATTGGCACAGAGAATACAACATCCGCATTATCACGCGGGGGCCAGGCGTATTCAAAATCCTTTGTTATATATTTATACACGTTGTTCTTGTAAAAATACTTTATGCGGATGATGGGGTTCTTTACATTCGCAGGAACAAAATCCTTTCGTACATCCACGTGTGTTATATCAACAAAATGCTTGGTATTATAAGGAGACCAATAGGACTCCTCACGACGCCAGAAATCACTCGTGATTTCGTAATTCTCCTTCCAATCTATCTCGTATTCCAATGTTCGTGAAATAAGTTTGTAATCCGTTTCTTGAAATAATTGTTTATATGTACCATACACCCATACAATAACAGAGGTTAAAAGTTTGACAAACATTAAATATAATGGAAGGTAATTTTTTAAGTAGATACAATAATACTATAGATGATTTTATTAAAAAAATTATAGATGATCCAATCAATAAAAACCTTTATGAAATGCAAATGTCAGAGTATATAATTAATTGTATGCCCTATATGAATAAACACGCACAAGAAAATAATGAAAAAGTGATTGATAATGACAATGTCTTTAATTGTAAAGAAAAAAGGGGTCTAGATAGAAAAGATATATATATGGACTATTTAGCAAACGTTGAAAATTTAAACATAGATAGAAAACAAGAAAAAAAGGAAGAAGGATGCCCTAGGTGTAAAACAAGTAATATATTAATATTTATAGAAACAAATGATGTCGTATGCGATGGATGTGGATTTGTTGTGGATACAATAATTAGTGAAGAACTCACATACAGGGAAGAACAAGAATCAACAGAGAAAATTATTAATTACTCATACAAAAGAGAAAATCATTTTAACGAGTGGATTTCACAATTTCAAGCACAAGAGATGACCACAATACCACAAGATGTCATTGATAAATTGAGATTGGAACTCAAAAAAATGAAAATCAAAAAATTAGATGAAATAACACACGCTAAAATAAGGGGATTACTCAAGAAATTGAGACTCAACAAATATTATGAACACGTTCCATACATTACAAATATTCTAAATGGAATAAGTGCACCTAATATGCCACAAGAATTAGAAGAAAGATTGAGACTCATGTTTAGGGATATACAAAAACCATTTGATAAACACTGCCCCTCGGAAAGAAAAAATTTCCTAAGTTATTCATACGTTTTATACAAATTCTGTGAACTCTTGGGTGAAGATGAATATTTACAATACTTTCCACTCTTGAAATCAAAAGAAAAATTATATCAACAAGATCTCATATTCAAAAAAATATGTGAAGAACTTCGTTGGGAATTCATACCGACAATTTAAATTTAAAGAAATTACACAAAAAAGAAATATAATGAAGTACGTTTTTTTTGTCATGCAAACTTCATTATATTATTTTAAAAAAAGCATTGAAACGCTATACGTGGGATTAAGAAACCCAGTGAAATTTTATGAAGAAGAAAGAAAACAAAATGAAATGATCATGAAAGTTTTACCGGCACTCGTAGCCACATCCATGTTTACACAACGTGAGAATCAGAAATAATAAAAGTCGTTATGATGTATTTTTCATGATTATATACTTCTTCACCACAATGAAAATAAGTCCACGAAGAAGGAAAAATTAATAAAGACCCACGCGTTGGATGAATTCGTTTTCCACATGAAAATAGTGTAGAACCACCATCGTTTTCATCCAATGTATTCAAGTAAAATATACAAGAGAGTTTTCTATCTATAGTAGAATAATATGAATCTTCATGCCATTTGTAATAATCACCCTTCTTATAATGTTGTATATGATAACCACTATCCCTACAATCGTCAAATGTCTGAACATAGTATGAACCTATACTATATATATATTTCTCTAAATACTTTGATAATACTTCATGTATATGTTTGTCAATATCACACCAATCATCTAAGGGAGTAATATACAAATCAGACGAAGATTTGTACTTTATATCTATACCACTTGTTGTTTTACCTTTTATTTTTCTTTCATCTTTTTCAAATTTTTGTATTATATGATCACATATGTCTTGAGATAAAACATCTTTAAATTCTATGATGAATTCCATGTAATAATATATTTATTCATTTCTTAAAATAAAAGAAGTAATGATGTATTTACAACCATACTTCACTTCCTCTCCACAATGATAATACGGCCATGATGTGGGAAATATAACCATTTTACCAGTTTCAGGAATAATATTCTTACCACAAGAAAACATTGTGCGACCACCATCATTTTCATTCATATCATTCAAATACCAAATACAATTTATATGTCTCAGATTACCACCATCTTGGTGCCATCTAAAATATTCACCCTTTTGAACTCGTTGTATTTGATAACCAGTGTCTCTCATATTATAGAAGGTTGTTTCATTAACATTTATATCTATTCCGTCGAGAACAGTATTTTGAATATAGTCGGTATAGTTTTGAATACACTCCCGCATTTTTAAACAAAGAATATCATCTATGTCTTTCCAATCATCTAAGAGACTTATTCGTAAATCGGTGCTTTTAGTTATTTCAGGTGAATACCACTTTCCATAACCTTTTCTATCGTCTTTTTCAAAACGTTCTATTATATGGGCACACAAGTCAGGAGACAAATTATTTTTTATTTCATGTATATATTCCATACTCATACTTATACTAAGAACTTGAATTATTTTTAAGTATTTCATCAGTTCTTGTGATGAAAGTTGTCAAGATATATTTGGTTTTACCTAGAACTGTTTGACCACGATGGTAGTTCGTCCAAGTCGCGGGAAACATAACAAGTTTTCCTTCAACTGGTTGAACACTTTTTCCACATTCAAACTCAGTCTTGCCACCATCTTCGTCATCTAATGTAGTCAAATATATAATACATGTCATCATTCTATTAAAACTAAATCGTGAAAAATCTTCATGCCAATTGTAATATTCACCCTTCCTTAAACGCTGAACTTTATACCCAGTATCACTTAAATTAAAAAATATACCGGATGTGTGGAAATTTATATTTTTAGACTTCATACAACCTTCTACATATTTTATATACTGATTCAAAGACCTCGTCAATTTACCACAAACAATTTTATCTATATCAGACCAATCCGGTAATTCTGATATAAATAAATCTGTGCTTCTCTTCGTCTTTTCATCATAACCACCTACAGTTGTTCCATTGAATTTTCTATGATCGAGTTCAAACCTTTTTATAATATCTTTACATTGTTCGGATGATAGGAAATTATCAATTTCATATATAAAATCCATTTAAATAAATGTATAATTTAGTCTTTATATGGATATGTATGAACCCATATATTACATATATACTTTTCACCCTCCTCAACGTCTTTACCACCGTGCATCGCTTTCCCACACACTAATCCGTAATTGTCTAAATTTTCAAATTTTAAAACATCACCCTTATTCAAACGATACGATTTGTCTAAATTTGGAAAATATGTCTCACCACCTTTATAGGAATCATTCAAACCTATGATAAATGTGTACAATCTTTGGTTGTTCTTTTCCTTTGTAGAATGACACCCCGTTGAACTCGTGCACGCATCATAATGAGGTCTGTAAAAACCACCACTCTCGTACCTCAAAACCTGTAAATGCTCGCAATTTTTCATGGGACGATCACATTTAGATAAACATTTTTTCATGACATTATAAACAATAGGGTCTTTATTCGGATCTAACCAAGCAGTTTCACTATTTCTTACACTCGTATTTAATGTGTTACTATTACTAATGACTTCGGACTTTTTAAATGTACCCCTAGCCTTTTCAATGATATGAGCACACTCGTCTTCTGAAATCATACCGCGATACACAAGAGGTTCTCTATATGTAGGTATGAGGAATAAAACAAATAATATTAAAATTATTAAATATATATACATATCTATTAGATTACAATATTATTTTCTAAATTCCCAATTTTCGTGAATCCACGGAACAACACAGTTGTACCGAGTACCGATACACTTTAACTCTGTGTTTGTATATTTTACCAAGGCACCCAAATTATCTAAAACATATTCACGCTTTGATGTATCCAAAACGAACTGTCTCAGAAAATCACTCGTTGAATCACAAAACATACGCAAAATGTAATGAATGTCTCGCTTCTTTTCGCGACACTTTTCACGACGTTGGATTTTTTTCTGAAATTCATTATCATCTATCTCGTTCATCATATAACTCATACGCAAATCCTTATTATTATCACCCTGCTCCAAATTATATACATAATGAAGTTCAATGCGTTCAATGTGTATGACACTTCTGTGAATTTGTAATACCTTAAGAACATCATTGGGTAAATTCATACGCTCCAATACATACACACTGGGTATATTTAGAGCGTTACACAACTCATAAATATCTGGAAGACCACCACAAGGAATATCACCGTGCTCCCTCGACTGTATACCGTTTCGCATCTTAAATTCATAATAATGGGGATTATGAACTCGACCCGTGTCTATCTGTAAAGTATTCCAATCAAATGCCACATGACAGTCGGGACACCACATCTGGCGACACCCAGAAATAAATGTAATCATCGTGCCACAAGAAGGACACCCTTTCGTGTCCTTTTTTATTAATTCCATGGTTTTAACTGCCGCGGGATCACACTCGTGTCCGACCGAATTGACTTCATTGCATTTGCTACATATATGATTCTCACACACACCACAACGCCACTGGGAACTCAAAAAACCACGACAATCAGCGATGGGACATTTACGGACAAAACGGTGTCGTTCCTCTCGTTCATCAACGTTTGAATTCGTGTGACGAAGTAAATATATGCGTTCTTCAACTCGGGATCGTTCTACATATAAATCATTAATACGCTTATTAATATCATTAATGTTATTTGTATATTCACGAGCCTTTAATTCACGAGTCACAAAAGGTTGAGTACCAGGCATTAAAACCTTTTCGCGCTCAAATAATATTTTTTCACGATGTTTCTTATATGTACCATTTCTAAAACTTTTCGTACACACTTTATCAATAAACTCACGATTCCATAAATTTTTACAATTCATACAATGCGCATCTTGAAAAGTGGAGAGTAAATAATTCTGAACACACGTTCGACAACTTAAATAATCACAAAAAGAACATGAAACTTTTTTGTGATTACTGATGTTATATGGATTACAACAAACACAGCAATCCATTTTCTTATATTTTTATACATTTTTACCTTTAAACTTATCTCTAATCCAATCACGGTCGGATTTGAAAATCTTAGACAATTTAGGATTAGTATTCTTAAACAATATCATCAAAACATTCAACTTCCTGAATAAACCCAACCAAGGCTCACCATCACGAATAACACGCATCAATGCCCTGTGCCTGGCTAATTCTGATTTGTGTATGACATCTTTGTATCCATGGTCTGATAAAAGGCTATTATTACCCAATGGGATTATAACCTTTGACTTCTTCTTCTTCATTATAATCTATTGAGAACTTTTTTTAGTTTCTGACTTTCAAATATTTCTCTACGTCTATTAACATTGTTATTAATATTTAGAACGGCACGACCGTGGAATGCCTTTTGAAGAATGTTTAATTTACTCTTATTTGTTTCGTTTTTTAATTTAAGTTTCTTGTTAAGTAATTCCCGTAATTGTTTTAACTCTTCAATAGTTTTTGCCTCCTTGATACGTTTTTCCCACCCACGGCGATACACACCCGTCCCACCTGGAATGTTTTTAGGAATTTGTTTCAAAAATTTATTTTTTTCTTGATTGAATTTCGTGCCACCTTCAAATAAAACTGTTAGACCTTCTTCAACTTTTTCAATAATTTTTTTATCATTTGATATTTTTTTCATATTTTTTTTTCTACCTTCGGCCAAACTTCTTTTAATTTCTTCAATTCTTTGTGTTCCCATTGACGGTTTATTGTTATTTATTTTATTGGAAACCGAACTATTCTTTAGTTTAAATACTTTTTAGGTGTAGATTTTAAATTGCGTTTTAAATTCATTTCAAACTGTCTTAATGATTTCAAATTTGTTGATTCATTAAGACGTTCTTTGTATTCGTTTTTCAATTTACTTTTACCAGTAAAGTTTGTTTTTTCTAAAAGATTTCGCATCTCTTGTCTCCTTTTACCGAGACGTGTTTTAGTCTGATTCGTAGGACCAGGTGAGGCTACGTTTCTAGTTCTTTGGTTATTTCTTTCAGATATAGCCTTTCGCGACTCTTTAGCCTTTCGAGCCTCTTCAGCCTTTCGAGCATTGTTAGCTTCTTTAGCCTTTCGAGCATTGTTAGCAGCCTTTCGTGCCTCTTCAGCCTTTCGAGCATTGTTAGCAGCCTTTCGAGCCTCTTCAGCCTTTCGTGCCTCTTCA